ACCCACAACTCCGCAACAGGCTGGCTTGGTCCAATGGACGAAGCAGTCGTTGCGATGTAAAGGTTACCACTCTCAGTAAGCCGAGAGACGTCGAAGATCGTGTCATTCGAGTCCTGACGATTAACGAACTTGTTATGGCCGAGTTTGTTCAAATTGGCACGCGTTGAAACGTGTACGCAATTATCCCACATTGCAGCCGAGACAGAGTCCTCATCATTCAAGAGCGTCGTTTTCGATTGAAAACCGGTGTCATCCTCCGGATCATAATCAATAGTGATAATGATATTACCGGTAGTCCCCGTGCCAGTCATCGTTTCAGTTTCCACGGTGAAGTCCTCGACCGTGAAAGTCTCGAAACGATTGGCAATCGGAGTCAACCACGGAAAGAGAACTGGGTTCCCCGGGTTGATAGGATAGACGTCGTAAGCGAAAGTGTTGGTACCATCAGTGAGTACGTCTCCGACGTATTCACAATGTTCGACAACAAAATCGTCACCACGTTGGTACATTCGCGCTTTCTTGGTGCGTGTACGCGTGGCTTTTGCAGCAGGTGCCGTGACACGCCGCTGACCGGGAACACCGCCCGATTTCGGTTTGGCTCCTTGGAGCCGCGCGCTGCGTGGAGCGCGAGTCTTTGATTTATTTCCTGGCATAGTGCCTAATAATGCCCGAAGTCTGGTGAGTACGGGATCCCTCCACCAGCAGAGAGACTGTTCATTGTTGTGTAGCATAGTAAGCGCGGCCGTTGCCAGCCGCATTTCACGATACCCGATCCGTGCAGTCGTTCGACACTACGTTGATGGACCTTCGAATTCGAATTCACTATCAACTTGGTACGTAAATGTTTACTCCACACGTGAGTGGTCCCTTCCTAATGTTAGCGGCAGTGAGACGGCAATAAGCTTTAAGCTTATACCCGCCATGCGGTTCCATTAAGTTAGACCACCAGACACGTAGAAAACGTTTTGGATCGACTAATCACAACAACCCCTTGACGCATATCCCGGCGTCCACGGCACTTGACCTCGTAGAGGTGCCCCGCGTACTCGCAGTTTATTAGACTGCGCGCGAAGGCAATGACGTTAATGCGCGTCAATCGCAACGAAGGCAAAGCAGCACGCTCGATCAACTAAAGTATTTCGCGAGAAACATACGACGAAGCTTCTCGGATACTCGCTCACCAAAGCGAGCAATGTTGATACGAAACTGGAAGACGTCGACAAGGTCGGCTTCGATCCGTGCGTTGGAACGATCATTCACTGCCGAACGTCGAATGATAGGTGCGGGGATAGAGTCTAAAGGGACTCCATACAACACATCATCAATCGAACGAACAGCATCGAAAATGCCAATACGATCGGACGTAGGAGGAGGCTGATAAGCAAGAACTCCATGTTCCAGCAAATCAGTCTTCTCAACGTCCTTCACGTGTATTCCTAACTCACGGGACAGCTGACCTATCCACGACTCTTTAGCGTGCCGCAACCGTGTTGGACCCTCGGACTCGATTCCTTGGTTCAGCCACGGTGCCAAAACTCGTAGCGGCTCATGTTTACGTGCCTGTGTAAACGTGAGTGGTCGCTGATCATACACCCAACCCCCGGAAAAGGACCGGAGGAGCCGAACGGCCTCGCATCGCTGCGCGGACGTAACGGCGTATTCAAACCCTAGTGGTCGTCGAACTCCCCACCCGCCAAGACTACGGCTGATGAAGAAGTTTCGACCACGACACTCGCGAAGTAGATCTTCGCGGTGCTGACTTATGTAAGTTGCCATGACTTCACACTGCTTACCAGGCAGTGATCCGTTCACAACATTGTCCATAACCGCAATGTGAGGCGCGACGCGCTCCACAACGGCTTCTTGATCACCTGAAGTATCGGTTTTACCCAACACCTTGTTCTGACCAAAGAAAAGTCCAGAGTTCAAATACGGAATCTCCACAGCGCTTGAACCAAAAGCGTTGCAGTTCAGGTGGAAGGCCGTCGAATTGATATTAGCGTAAACATCATGGATGTACGTCTTACCAACCGACAACTTCAGACCAACTTCCGCACCATAACGGCGCATGGATAACTCCTCGTTCGCCGTTGCAGCAAACAAAATGTCATCCCCATTCACCAACACACGGTTCATCTCGAACAAAATCTCACTCTTACCAAAAACTTCACCCCGCAAAATGTACTCATCACGCCGAACGGCGAGATAGAGCGCTAAGTTTGCAAGACAAAGAATCGGGAATGAAACGCGAGAGCCCAT